GTGCTGGACTACGGCGCCTATCCCGATCCCAAGCGGCCGTACTTCACGCTGCGCGATGCCAAGCACACGCTCCAGATGGTGCATCGCGGCACGGGTCTGGAGGGCGCGATCTATGCCGGGCTGGAGGCGGTCACGGATCAGCTCCTGAACCGCGAGTGGCGGCGCGAGGATGGCGCGGCCATGCGGATCGACCGCTGCCTGATCGACGCCAACTGGGGCAACTCGACGGATGTGATCTACCAGTTCTGCCGGCAGAGCCGGCACTCAGCGCTGCTGCTGCCCAGCCACGGGCGGTACGTGGGGGCCAGCAGCATCCCGTTCGCCGACTACAGGCGTAAGGCCGGCGACCGGATCGGCCTGCACTGGCGCATCCCCAACACACGGGGCCTGCGTGCTGTGCGGCACATCATCATCGACACCAACTACTGGAAGAGCTTCGCGCATGCCCGGCTGGCGGTGCCCATGGGCGATCCGGGGTGTCTGTCGCTGTTTGAGGCCGGGGCAGGCGTAGATCATGCGCTCCTGTCGGAGCACCTGACGGCCCAGTATCGGGTGAAGACCGAAGCCAAGGGGAGGTCGGTGGATGAATGGAAAGTGAGGCCGGGGAATCCCGACAACCACTGGCTGGACTGCTTGGTGGGCTGTGCCGTGGCGGGAAGCATTCAGGGGGCGGTGCTGTTTGGGACGGATCAGAAGGAAGGGCACCGGCGGCCGAAGTTGAGGCTGTCGGAGTTGCAGGGCAGGCGGTGAAGCGTGCGACGCCAATGAGGCGCTTGAACCACTACGCTTTACGCGAACATACACCTTATACTTGCAGCCTTCTGTGAAGAAACGGCGAGGCGGGTCGTGAGAATTCCCAAGAATTCCTGCGACCGTTTTAAGTCCATATTTGGCAAGCGTTTACGTTATGACCATTCTTCGATTTCCCTTGACTTTCGGACACGATTCCACGATAATTCAGGTCAGCTTTTGGGTTCTTTCTGAAAGCTAATATAGTGCTTACTGCGGATATCTTGACTGTCTCAGTGGGCCGCCCGGTGGAGCGGCAGAAGGTCTCTTATTGCCACGATGATGTCGCGAGTCAGCGGTCGGAAGTCCTGTTGGGTCCCTTCACGAGGTCTCAGATGAAACTGGTTCAAGTGCAGGTCTTGCGGCAAGGCGTTAGCCAAAGTGACGTTTCGCGGCGGGCAACATTTCGTCAGATTTTCGACGCTACGCGCGTGGGTTCAGCTGCGCGCGCATGGGACAGAGCACGGCGGGCATCGGCGTACCGCAGGATTGCCGCGCGGGCGGGCTTCACCCGGGCCGCAAGGCGGCTTGCCAGGGTGAAGTGCGCGGCGGCACTGCGCGCTCGGGAGTTGGCTCCGGAGCTCGTCCATTTCGGTATCGATGACGATTTCCAGGTCGGTATGCCATCAATTGTTTGGTCTGGGTGGAGTCGTCTTCATGTGCCCTACGCGGTCATTGAGAGAGAGTGTAGACCTGGTGGATGCGAAGGAGAAGACCATGAACGCCTATTCGTCTCAACAGCAAGAACAGATCGGGCACTTTGATCGCTGGCTGAAGCCGACGCGCGACCGGGCGCAGAGCGACGAGGAGTGGTGCCAGCCCGGCCATGGAAGTTCCGCGTTTCGGCAGCGGCCTTTGGCGATGCCAATTTGGCAGGGAAATGCGCCCATCGGTTACCAGCCGCCAGATCCGAAGGTGCAGAAGTGCAACAGGCGGAGGCAGTAACGTCGATGCCCAAACAGATGGAGGACGGTATGCACAAGAATAGAAGCGGCAGCGAGAGAGCGAGCGTAGCGCAACAGTCCCAATGGCGGCGCTTACGTCGCGAAGATGGCCAGGTGCGATTGGGGAGGTCGCTCACCGCGACGAATATTGCTCGTGAGCCGCGGCAAGGCGATGCTGACATCGTCTTCTGCCCGTTGCATACTAATGCGGGCGAGGAGAAAGGGGGGCGTCTGTCCGAATTCCAGGAGGCTGTATCTGGTGGTGTGCTCGAGGGGTGGACCTGCAAGAGTACCGCAAGACCCGGCGACGTATACGTCTTCTACTTCGGAGCCCCCGAACACAGGATCGTCGCGCTGGGCATTTGTGCAACGGAGCCCGACTGCGAGGATGGCCCGTTCGAGTGGACGAACGCGCGTCGGGCATGGTTCTGCGATTTCGATCCGGTGCTACTGCTGGACGCGGCATTGACCAAGGAAGCGATCTGTGCAGACGTGATTCTGGCAGACTGGTGGCGCTCGGCGCCGTACCGAGGCCGGCCGAAGACCATCCCCAATAATGTCGCTCAACGGCTGCTCGAGCTCTTATTGGAAAGCAATGCGAGTGCGGCGCCGCTGCTCAAGCACCACGTTCGGGAGCCGGTAGCCGGGCTTGCGTCTCAAGTCAGACCGCCGCCTGCTGCGGAAACGGAGGATGAGATCACGTCGTTGGACCATTCGAGTGAAGGTGCCGGCTCTGGTTTTGGCGACCCGGAGAGCAACCAGGAAGTTGAGACATCAGCGGTGGCTTGGGTGACATCGATGCTCGCCCGCGACGGATGGTCGGTGCGCTCGCGCGAGTCGGAGCGGATCGGATACGATCTGGAATGCACCAAGGACGCCTCGACGCGTCATGTTGAAGTGAAAGGCGTACGGGGTACGGAGGTGGCTTTCCTCGTGACGGCGCGCGAACTCGAGAATGCGCGCATTGATCCGTGTTTTGAGATCCACGTGGTGACTGAGGCGTGCTCGGGCAATCCAACCGTTCAGAAATGGTCAGGCGCGGAGTTGTTGGAGCTCTTTGAGCTTCGCCCGATTCAGTTTTCTGCACGCCTATCGTCAGCGACTGGGCTTCGGTCACGATGACGAATGAATTACAGCGGTGTGACAATCCAGTTCTGGTGCTGCTCCGCCCCCTTCACTGCCGCTGGGCAACGTCGATCATGCGAGCATGGTCGCCCTCACCGAGCCTTCCACCGGCGCGCTGATCACGCAGCACCTCGACTTCGCCCGCGACATGGCCCAGCGCCTCAGCCGCCGTCTGCCGGCCTGCGCCGACGCCGATGCCATTGAGTCCGATGCGCTGGTCGGCCTGGTCCAGGCAGCCCGTGCTTTCAATGCAGCTCGCGGCACTCGATTCCGCACCTACGCCGCCCGCCGCATCCATGGCGCCATGCTCGATGGCCTGCGGAGGCGCCAGCACCTGCGTCACCAGAAACGCCCCGTGCCGTTCCGCTCGCTTGATGCCGTGGTCGGCCGCTGTGACGGCCGCGACGTGACGCTTGGCGAGCTGATGCCCTCTGACGAGCCGCCGGTGGGCTCTGAGCTGGAAGCGCGCGATGAACTCCGGGCGATTCTCCGGCAGCTCGACACCCACGCACAGCGCCTGCTGCGCGAGACGCATGTGGCCGGGCTTCAGCAGAAACAGATCGCCGCCAGGCTGGGGATCACGTCCCAGGGCGTGGCCTACCGGATGCGGCGCATCCGCGCGCGGCTTGACCAGATCATCGCGGAGCGCAACTGACATGGCCGAAGACCTGGATGAGTCCATCCGCGACAACGCGCAAGGCCCGGCCAAGGCATCGGGCGACGGCACCTCGATGGAGCAGCACTCGCCCTCCGAGCAGATCGCCGCCGACCGTTACCTGGCCAGCAAGAAGGCGGCCGCGCGCAAGGGCCTTGGAATCAAGCTGACGAAGCTCTCGCCGCCGGGGGCAGCATAGCCGCGGGAATCCGAACTCCGGAGGGCAGGATCGCGTGATCGGCCGGATCAAACACATGCTCGCCGATGTACTCACACGAGGTGGCGAGCGCCGCCGATCCGCCGTATCCGCCCTCCGAGCTTCGGTTTCGCGCACGCGCATCGTCCGCGCCCGCTACGATGCTGCCAGCACAACCGATGAGAACCGCCGTCACTGGGCGGCCGCTGACCATCTCTCCGCCGATGCCGCCAACAGCCCCATCGTCCGGCGCATCCTCCGCTCCCGCGCCCGCTACGAAGTCGCCAACAACAGCTACGCCCGCGGCATCGTGCTGACGCTGGCCAACGATTGCATCGGCACGGGGCCGCGGCTCCAGATGCTCAGCGATGATGAGCAGGCCAACCGCACCATCGAGCAGGAGTTTGCGCGCTGGGCGGAGTCGATCAGGCTGGCCGAAAAGCTGCGGACGCTGCGGATGGCGCGATCCGAGTCGGGCGAGGGCTTTGCGCTGCTCTCGCAGAACCCGGCAGCGGACTCGCCTGTGAAGCTGGACGTGAAGCTGGTTGAGGCCGACCAGGTGACCACGCCTGGCTTCACTGCATCGAAAACAGCCAACGCCGTCGACGGGATCGTCTTCGATGCCCACGGCAATCCGACCACGTACCACCTGCTGCGGTACCACCCCGGCGACCAGCGCGCCAGTGCCGGCCTGGAATTCGACGCCATCCCCGCGGTCTCGATGATCCACTACTACCGGATGGATCGGCCCGGCCAGAGCCGGGGCATCCCCGAGATCACGCCGGCGTTGCCACTGTTTGCCCAGCTCCGCCGGTACACGCTGGCGGTCCTGGCGGCTGCGGAGACGGCGGCGGACTTCGCGGCGGTCCTGTTCACGGACGCCCCGGCCAACGGCGAGGCGGCCGATGTCGAGCCAATGGATGTCGTCGAGCTGGAGCGGCGCATGGCCACGGTCCTGCCTGGCGGCTGGAAGCTGGGACAGGTCCACGCCGAGCAGCCGGCGACCACGTACGGCGAGTTCAAGCAGCAGATCCTCAACGAGATCGCCCGCTGTCTGAACATGCCCTTCAACGTGGCCGCCGGCAACTCCAGCGGCTACAACTACAGCTCGGGGCGGCTGGACCACCAGACCTACTACAAGAGCATCCGCGTCGAGCAGAGCCAACTGGGTCTGTGCGTTCTGGACCGCATCCTCCGTGCCTGGATGCAGGAAGCCGCACTGGCGATCCCCGACCTGAGCCATCTGCGCGATGATTCCCCTTCGTCGCTTCTTCATCAGTGGTTCTGGGATGGCCAGGAACACGTCGATCCCGCCAAGGAAGCCAACGCGCAGTCCACGCGCTTGGCGAGCCACACGACGACACTCGCGCACGAGTACGCTCGCCAGGGCCGTGACTGGGAGACGGAGCTTCAGCAGCGGAGCAAGGAAGTGAAGCTGATGCGGGAACTGGGACTGATTTCCGAGGAGGCACTTCCCTCGAAGGGCGGCGCTGTCGATCAGGAGAACAACGATGGCCGCGACGAAGAAGACAACGACCAGCGCAATGCCGCTTGAGCTGACCTGTGCCATGCACGTCGAGGCCGCTGAGCCAGGCGCCGGCCAGACCGCGCTGCCCCGCTTCCGCATGCTCGCCTACAGCGGCGGCGGCATGAAGGTCGCCGGCTGGCGGCATCCGGTTGTCGTGGACCTGGCCGGCTTGGCCATCCCCTCCCAGCAGCGGCCGATCCGCCTGGGTCACAACGCCGACAGCGGCGTGGGGCACACGGATGCGATCACCATCGAGGCCGGCCAGCTCGTCGCTACGGGCATCGTCTCGCGCGACACGGCTGTGGCCCGTGAGATTGTCACCTCCAGCCGCAACGGGTTCCCCTGGCAGGCCAGCATCGGGGCATCGGTGGACGAGTTCGAGTTCATCAAGGAAGGCCAGACCGCCATCGTCAACGGCCGCTCATTCGGCGGACCCGTGAACGTCGTCCGCAAGGCCACGCTCGGCGAGATCAGCTTCGTGGACTTGGGCGCCGATGGCCACACGTCGGCCCAGGTGGCCGCGTCGCAACAGCAATCGCAATCGGAGGATCAGAGCATGGAAGTCACGCCCGGCAACGGCGCCCAGCCGTCGACCGCCCCCATCACCCCGCCTGCGGCGCCCGCCGTCACGGCTGGCCCGTCTCCTTCCCCCGCC